AAATGTCCCTGATGTATTAAATTGTTGGTAGTTTGTTACCACGCTTGTATTTAATGGGTTCCATCCCCCATTGTTATATGCTTCCCATGTTGCGGTAGTGCTATTAAACCTTTGCATCCCGTCTACACCAGTTGGTCTTTGCGCTGTAGTACCAGATGGTAAGTTTAATCCACCTGTTGCAGCCGTTCCTACAAACCCTGATACCGCTAGACTCGTTGCTGTACAGGCACTAATGTTTCCCGATGCAACTGTACCCAATGCTGGTGTAGTTAGCACAGGGCTTGTTAGGGTCTTATTCGTCAGCGTATCAGTCGTGGCCTTGCCGATTAGGGTGTCGGTAGCCAAGGGAAGTGTGAGTGTGTTACTACCTGCAACTAGGGGAGCCTGCAGTGTAATCCCGCCCGATGTGTCCCCTGCTATAGTTACCGAACTCATACTGTCTCCTTTACTTCTGGATTTGGATTAACCCACTGACACGTTTCTTCATCCAGTGTCCAAGTAGCGTCCGGTTGTGGTGGAATAAAGGCATCGCGTGTTGCATCGTAGCTGTAACCTACCCCCGCGTAGTTCTTGCGTAGAGGTCTGCCCTCTGGGTGCTTTCCACCAAGTGTGTTGTATGAGGTCTGTAACCATTGACCGGGGCTAGAGTCCACGAACGTATCAAAAAACTCTGGCTCGGCAACAATGACGTTAACCACTTTCCCATCCAATACTTTAGCGAAGTGACTCATGATTTATCCGTTATTGTTAAAATGTTATTGTGCCCGATGATATATTTATTCTTATTAAATTGCGTAGCGAATGATGACGATGCCTGAACCGCCGGTGCCACCGTTGGTTGCGATACTAGGCGCGCCAGATCCACCACCCCCCCCAGTATTTGCGCCGCCGGCACCACCAATAACATTTGTTGCAGCAGTACCGGCACCACCAGTGTTTAGTGCCGACCCACCACCAGTACCAGCAATAGCAGCACTGGAACATGAACCACCACCACCACCACCCAATCCTCCATTACCCGAAGTGCCTGCGTGTTTTCCACCACCACCACCGCCACCCCAATATAGAGGCACACCACTAGCATTTATTAATACGCCATTACCGCCGTTACCACTAGCAGCATCGGAATTAGCAGGACTGCCACCCACTCCGCCGGCACCACCACCGCCAGCCGATGCATGTTGACCTGTATTTATCCAAGTGCAAGTTCCACCTGCAAAACCTTGTCCAGTAGTTCCTGACCCACCGACACCATTTGATCCGTCATATACCCAAGTAGCACCACCACCTGAACCACCAGATGTTGCATTAACCCAAGCTGATGCATTGACTGTACCACCCGCTCGACCACCACCCACGGCACTAACAGTGGAAAAAACTGAGGGTTGTCCGTTTGTCATGCTAGCGCCACCGCCACCAACTGTTACGGTATAAGAACCAATACCCATAGTTAGTAGGGGTTCAGCAGAGGCGCCGCCACCAGAAGGTGCGCCAAATATAGAAGACCGAACTCCACCAGCGCCACCACCTCCACCACCCCATGTACCACCACCAGCACCGCCAGCAACAACAAGGTACTCTACGGCCTTACTACCGGAAAGAACAGTAAATGTGTTGGATGATGTAAACGTGTGGATTTTGTACGAACCACTCGTAGTAACAGTACCGCCTTCAGCCAAAAACACATTTGACAATGGTTGCCATGCACCATCTCGGTATTCTTCAGTGTAGTTTAAAGTAGTGTTATACCGAATCATTCCGTTGACAGGGGATACAGGGCGTTGTGCGGTTGTACCAGCGGGGAGTTGAAAATATCCAGTACCAGATACCGCCAATGCCCCAACTACCGTAGCTCCAGTAGAGGTAACGGCAACTATAGTAGTTGTACCCGCAAGTAATGAGAGATTGCCTGAAGCATCGGCTGTGGTTACTACACCACCAACACCAGTCACAATTGCCGCAATAGTTGATGCCATTTATATCTCCTAGAGGACTAACCAGCGCTGACCTGCAGCTATCGTGACTACAGCACCACCGCCCACAGTTATTGGGCCAACTGATAAAGAATTAAATCCGGCGGCTACCGTATAGCTAGATGTAACAGTAGTAGCATGTATTAATAGCCCGTTTGCTGCTATAGGTGCAGTTACTGCCAGTTCACCCGTTGATGGTTTGTAGAGCAGCTTTGCATCGGATGTGTATACGTTTGTAGGTACTCCACTTGTTGCCGCAGCAAACATCGGGTATAGCTGAGTTGCAGTTGTAGTATCGTTTGATAATGTAGCCCCACCACCAGAAGGAGTCTGCCAAGTTGCCGCCGTTCCGCCCGTTGCTGTTAGTATCTGACCATTAGTAGGAGCAGCTGATGATGATACATTGACTACCGTAGTGGCTGAATTAAGAGCATTGGTCTTAGCGGCTGTACCAGTCGTATCCTGATTAAGCGTAGGGAAATCCCCTGCTACTGCTATAGTTAGCCCACCAGTTGTAGTTGTACTTTTTAATATGCCGGTAGCTAGGGCTGAAGTACCTAGTGAGTAATCAGTGCCACTCGTTCCTGCGCTTATAACTCCAGAGCCACCCTTTAGTATGCCTGTTACTGTAGTTGTTAAAGTTATAGCCGGTGTAGACGTAGCCGTAGCTACTGTGCCAGCAAAGCCGTTGTTTGTTACTACGGAGACTGAAGTTACTGTACCGGGAACTGCTGCGGTATTACCATTCAACTTCTGTATTGCCTGAAGAATAGAATCTGTAGCCGCTACCGTACCTGCCCCTGAGACATAGCCAGTTAAGACCTTACCTATAACTGCTGAGTTGGTTAGGGTGGCTGCGTTGCCTACAGAGGTGGCTTCACCTGTTAAGTTAGCGTTAGTAGTAACAGTCCCAGAAGTTAACCCCGATGCCGTACCAGTTATGTTAGTACCTACTAATGCACTTGGAGTGCCTAGATCTGGAGTTACTAGAGCAGGAGACGTTGCTCTTACAAAGACCCCGGTACCTGTTCCTGTGTATTCAGCAGAGGTAGAGTGGAAATACTCTGTAGCGGCTCCGCCCTGTAACCCTGCCAAGTCATTGTGTAGGTTAGCTAGAGGTGTATTAACGTGGGTATTCCTATCTTCACCATTGTAGGTTAGCGATATAGTCCTAGTGGCATCTGAAGTAACAAACCCAAGAATACCCATCTTTGTTGCAGTAGTAACTACAGTTGATGGCTGAGTTGTAATTACCCCAAAGTCAGTGTAGTTAGGGGATATAGATGTTATTTCTGGAGTAGTAATCCCAAATAGTTTCTTCCATACAGTACCAGCTACTGCTGACTCATTGGTATACCCACTAGGTGTGGTAATAGTTACTACCGTGTCAGAGGTTCTAGCTGTTATCTGATATAGACCTTGGGGGGTCTGTAAGTATGATGCAGTTGTATTCGTAGCAGAAGCATCTATCACCGAAGTAGCAAAGGGCGTTCCTGATGATGCTGTAGCTGTGCGGCTTGATCCTGTGCCTGTGGTAGTTACAGTGCCAACTACAAAAGGAGTGGCTGTATATATCTGTCTAGTAATGGTTGTAACAGAGCCGCCAGCAATGCTGTCTACACCAGCCCATATTGTGAAGTCATATACCCCGGCATCAAATAGAAGTCTATTCAGAGCAACAGTGACAAAAGCAGAGAAAAGCACAGTATTGCTAGTTGCTGTTCCGGTAATGACCTGCTCTGCCGTTGTTACTGGGATGGATGCAAAGGTAAGAATAGCTACATCGTTGTTAGCTCCTGCCGCAGTTATGACTGGAGTGGCGTTATAAAACACAACCCCTGTTCCCGCTGATGCTGAATTTGGTGGGACATTAACCCAAGCCGTGCCGTTATACCCAAGCAACTCATTAACTGCTGGTGTGCCGAATGTTACGTCTGACAAGTTAGACAAGGGGATATTAATACTTGCCGAGCCATTAAAAGACACACCGGCTATGTTCCTTGCCGTAGCTAATACTGTTGCGGCTCCTGCTGTTAACCCCGATGCTGTCCCGCTAATGTTTGTACCTGTGAAGGCCGCTGGAGTACCCAATGCAGTTGCATTACCTGATGCATCCAGATTGACTGACCTCTCTGAAGGGTAGGTAACAAATACATTTACTGTGCCTATTGGAAGGTTAACTACGAGGTTACTATTACTAGATGATAGGATTGTTGTCCGCGCTAATGTACCTGCACCAACAGTGCCAATACCCACTTCCCAGTCAGTACCACCAGCGGCAGCTAGAGCGTAGTAACAAGTATTACCATTACCAATCGCTGCAGAGAATGTCTGATAGCTATTCAACGCTCCAGCAAGCGTTAAGGTTCCAGTACCTACAGTAGTGCTAGTCTCGTATACACGATCCGCTAGGACAAGTGCCATTTAAACCCCCTTAGGCAATACGTATCAGGGCATTGGTAGCATCTGGAGTAGGCATAATCACGGTGAAATCGCCAGCGGTTGAAGATTTATCGCCACCAAAATCAAGCACTGCCACGGACTTATCGCTCTTGCTAGAGTTATATATCAATGCTCCACGGGCAGTTATAGTAGCGGTAGTCCATGTAGTGTTACTAAAATCTACAAACGCTGTAGTACCTGACAGGGTAATAGCCGCGCCGGATAATGTATTTCCACCTGCTGTGTACCCCGTAGCAACAACCTCATCAGAAGTTGAATAGATGGTAGTAGATGCACCTAATGTGGCAGAAGAGGTATAGAGAGCAATTTTGAATACGTCAGTATCCATATCATGAACAGCTCCTAGGAGTTGCTCTTTGTACGAACTGCACATTGCCTGTGATATAGCCATTTTAATACTCCTTTTTAATTAACTGGAACTCTAACTTGTCCACTACGGTACGCATCGCGCCTATCTTTACCATCGCCTAGCACCTTCAACGAGCCCATAGATGCGTCAAAATGCGCTTTATAAAACGTAAGAATATCTGCCTCTGCCTTCATAAATATAGCTGCTTCAACTAATGCGCCATACAGAAGTACAGAGTCAAAGTTATCCCCTACCCATGATGTACCTGCTGTTACGATACTCTGTGGGTAGAAGTAATAATGTAATTCAACACCATAACTGGCATCAGGAGTTGGCCCCATTATATAAGTATTAGCATCAAACTGCGCATAATGCTTAGGGGTGCCTGTTGACCCGGGAGCTGGGTATGACTCTCTAATAAAGTTTACATCTTTCTGTAGTAGAAAGGACTGGGCTAATGTAGTAGGAGTAATAACCGACAATGAGAATGCTGCTAGATAGTCATCGGGTAGTGATAGGTATTGATTCCCTGATGTTACATTAGCTGTCTGATTCTTTCTAATAGCCGGTAGCTGAACGGTGTTGTATATATACTGCTCTGCTTGTTTTACAAACGTAGGAATAGCCGCCACGAAGTCAGTCTCGTAGTTCTCACAAAACGATTGTATGGAAGAATTCAGTTCAGTATAGTTCATAACCTACCTTATTGGCTGTTCTTGCTGAAGCCCTTACCCTTAGTAGCTGCACCAGCACCACGCATTGTCTTGGTATTGGTCTTAGGGATGTTGTTAGGATACCCAACATCTTTCTTATCAAGTGCTGCAGCTGGGGCTTCTTTAGGTTGTCTGTATACTGCCATGTTAGCCTCCCTTTTGAGCACGGATTTTAGCCATCCCACGACCAACGGCCTTCATGTCAGAATTCTTTTTACCTACACTGTTACCACTCTTGAACTGACTCTTGGTACTAACTGCAGGGCCATCAATACCTAACTGTTTGCCTTTAGTCTTACCTTTACGTTCGATTCCGCCGCCTATACTCATGATTAACTCCTATGTAGTAACTGTTACCTGACCTATTTCACCTACTGCTCTAAGTGCATCGGGCTCGTAGTTATGAGGATCGCTCAAGCCTACTGGATTCCACCCCCATTGTATCACTCTACTGCCATCAAACGTCATTGTATCTGGTCTAGGATTACGCACTGCTTGTGGATCATTAACAGGATACATACCCTGTAAGTTCTGCGGCTGATCCGGCTCCCAACACTCAGGACACACCAAGATGTTAATGCTCTTGGTACGAATTACAATACTTTTAAGCTTTGTTAGCTTAAACCTAAACCCACACCTGTCACATTGGGCAATAGCATTTTTGCCTGAGGAGAACTTACTAGCCATGTCCTACCCAATAAACATCTGTCGTGGCACTGCACGGATGCTTGCCTTTTCTCTATCCTCATCAATAGCCATCTGGAATGACTCGTCATACATCAGCTTTAGCATTTGCACTCTATCAGTGGATTCTGGACGCTTCACAGACACATAATAAGCTAGCCCTGCGACTAAGGCAGGGAGGAATCTAAATGGAATATCCACTGTCTCTACACCATTCCCTGCATCTTTAATGCGTCTTAAACGCCAATACTGTAATGTATATGAGTCATTAGATGGTAAAGGGTACACAGTTATCGTAGGATAGACTACTCCTGTTGGGGAGGTTGCTCCGCTTTGCCTATTGATATATAACTGAATAGGCCGACCTTGTGAGTTCTTATTAGGCAGTGTTGCATAGTTACTAACACTTATCCGACTTATACTGATGTCAACCTGCGATGTACCTGTACCTGTACGTATAACATGTTCAAGTAAGTCAATTGTATCGACAGGTAAGTTATATGTGCCTACATTTGTAAGTAATGGTATAGACCCTTGCTCAACTGTCCATAGGTTAATACCACGATTAGCCCACTCAATTGTTAGAAGATTTAGAGATCTCCTAGCAGTGCGCATATCATAACCTGAGCGTACCTCTAACCCAGCACGTTCATAAGCCTCTTCTACAAGGTCTGTGATGTCTAGGTTAAAGGCTGTTGTAGCGGTTGTTGGCATCTAACATTTCCACGCCCGAAGGCTTTTATTTATGCGGCTATCAGGATCATTTGCTGTTTTAGCTGAAGTCAGCTTCTTTTTCATGCCTGACATTCTGGCACAGAATGACTTCTTACGGCTACCACCTTCTGGCTGAGGGGCTTTTAGCCCGGGCTTACCGGGGTTAGCTGCATTATATGAAGCCCTACCCTTGGCGTTTAAGCCACCTTTTTCAGCCTTGCCTTCTTTTCGCGTCCATGCAGGAGTCTTAGCCATTATCTGTACCCTGCCGTTTTCTTTGCAATAGCCTTTGGTTGCGCTACAAACTGTTTACCTGCTGCCTTGCCTGCTCTTTTGGCTTTGGTCGTTGCTGCGTACTCTGCTGGGCTTAAAGACTTTATTGCTGCTTCTGGCAAATAACGCTCTCCCGTTTTGGAAGAAGGTTTCCCTGACTTAGTACGCCATTTCTGGTCGCCCCAATCTTTTAGGGATTTCTGCGGAGCCTTCAATCTTTATAACCCCCACCTGCCGCTTTGTACTTCTTAGCTACAAGTTGAGCCTTCCTAGCTGACCATTCCCCAGCGCCAGTACCTTGAGTTGCCGCTGCCTTTACCTGAGACACAATCTTCTTACGAATGGTAGGCTTTGTGTAATTACCAGCAGCGTTAACTTTGGTTTTAGCCATTAAACAATCTTACCACGTGTCTTACCACGTTGTTCAATGCCACCACCACGAGCGTACTTAACTGTACCGCCTTTAGCCTTTTTCTGGGGTGAACTTTCTCCCATTGGTAGTTTTTTAAAGTCGTTAGGTGCAACCATACTATTACCGCCAGTAGCCCCCTTGTGCCCTGCATCCAGCAGCTTCTGGAGTCTTGCTTCTTCAGCTACCTTACGCATTTCTTCCATAGCTTTATCGTCAGGCGTAGGGTCATTCTTAGCTGCGGTACGTGCCGCTTGCTCTGCTGGGACTTTAGGTTTAACTGCAATTATGACTGCCATTATATAATCCGTCCTTTAGTGTTACCACGTGTAGCTGCACCGTCAGCAGCGCGGACAAAACCACCATTTCTAAGACCATCATGAGCTTTAGAAGCGGGTTGAGCAGCATGTTTAGCCAAAGCTTTAATCATGCCACCCTCAGCAAACTTAGCCATCTTAGGTTCTTTAGCTTCTTTCTTAGCATACTGGGCAGGGCGCATTTTACCGCTAGCAAGGTTCTTAGCCATCCCCTTCATACCGGGTTCTTCTTTACGCCCTTCAGACTTCTCTCCAGCTACGAATTGCTTGGGGGTAATTTTCTTACCAGCCACTGCTTTAGCTTCGCCAAATTCCTCGTTATAAGATTCTTTACCGCCAAATAGTTTTTTAGCCACATTTCCCCCATCCTTAAATTTAATCCCTGCATTAGGTGCGGAGATTGCTGTCTTATTCCCCGCACGGATTTTCCCACCCTTCTTAGGCTCTGGACTCATGAAAGACATTTCTGTACTCTCTTGGGTCCTACCCCCTCTCTTAAACCTCTTGCCCTTATCTGCCTGTGTAAAATCTTCAGCTACACTAGCAGGAACACCAACCTTCTTAGCAAAGGCTGGGTCATGAGATGCTGCCCTCATCAGATTAGCTTGAGCTTTTGATTTGCTAGGCATGACTAGCCATAAAAAATAGTAACATCAGTAGTATTAGTCATAGCTGCATATATACCATTATAGGCAAGTATTCCTTCACCCGGAATCAACATACTCTGCACATTGTTTGCTGCATTAGCATCCGCTGCCATCAGGAACCTCTGGGCATACACACAAGCTGTACTAGCAGCAACCGTGCCGGTATTTACGTCCACTACTGTAAATGTGTTTGCATTCACAACAGTAATTACATAGTTACCAGCAGTTCCTTGCAGCGTAGCTACAGCAAAGTTTAGCCCTAGTATCTGCCCATCAGTCAAACCATGACTGCTCTTAGTAACTGTAATTAATGTACCAGCACGTTCATAAGTAGCAGAAACAGGGACCGTAGTGGTATCCCAAAGAGTAAGTGTCGCTGCCCCAGAAGATACCGTCATTAACCCTTTTAACCGAGTTCTCTCTTTAAGAAAAAACCCGTTTACATTTAGGTGCCCT